GCCGCCAACGAAGTCAGTGACGCTAGAGGTTAGACGTGCGTCTGTCTCGGTCACGTAGTCGATGGCCTTGCGCTCAACCAGGTCGTAATAGACCTTGGAGTGCATGGCAACAGCAGCCAGCTTGTCGCCTTGATCGCCCAGCAGGCTGCGGGCTTCAGCAACGTGACGGGGGCTCAGCGTGGTGGGAGTATCACCAGACTCGCCATCAATGGTCAGGCCAAAGAAGGCAGCAGAGCTGGAGGTGGATCCCAGGCTGCCGAACACACCGCCAAGGCAGGACAGCAGATCCTTCTGGCGCTGGTTAGCGATGTAATCAGCGATCTTGGCGCCGATGGCGGCCATAGGGTCAGAACCGGCAGCAAGAGCAGCCAGGTCGCGCGACTCAAAAGCACGGCCACGGTGCAGGATCACGCCAACTTGCTTGTCAGCTTGGATCTTGCCAGGTGTGAGGCTGGTGCTGTCGGTCAGCACCTCGAAATCGCCGGAAAGGTTTGCTTTCCAGAAGGGAACGTTGATGAAATCACCGCCCTCGGTGGCATTCAGCTCCGCCAGAGGCTGCACCACACCGGAAGCCAGGAAGGCATCGCGCTGAGTGGTTTGCTCAATGACGTAAGGCGTAAATACCTCGGGGATGATGATGTCAGAGCGAAGAGTCGCCATGACTAATCCTCAAAAAGGGTTTACGGATGTGGGCGCAGCCCCAGGCTCTATGTGGCGCAGCCATCACGAGCAGACACTCAAATACTAACGGTTGGCTGCAGTTTTCATCCGCTCATATAGGTCGCGGTCTGTACGGAATAGCCGCGACTGCTCTGTGAGGTTGAAGCTATCGCGGTTGAATGGATTGCTCATGCCAGCCGGAATGGTGCCATTGCTGCCGCCGGTTGGTGCGCCGCTGCCTTGTGGCTTGGGTTGCTTCTGCATCCATGCCGGCAGTGTTTTGGCCCATTCAGCGACAGGCTTGCGCTCGTAGCCGTCCACAACGACCACGGTGCCGTCGGGTTCGCGCTGGATCGCATCAGGCGACAGCTTGGTCTTCAGCACGAGGTCAGGGTCATGCACGATGTCAGCCAATGCCGTGACTGCTGGTGTGACCAGCTCTAGCTCGCGGACGCGGGCTTCAAGTGTTGCAATGCGCTGGTCCTTTTCAGCCGTCGCCTCACGGAACTGCTGCTCCAAAGCCTGTCGTGCCTCTTGGTATTTGCCTTGAGATTCGAGTTGTTGCTGCTCGTAGTTGCGCTTGAACTCCAGCAGTTCATCAACATTGACCCCATCAGGCGTCTTGGATTTCTTTGCTGCACGCAGCTCAGCAATCAGCTCTTGATTCTTGCGTTCTAGGGCTTCAACGCTGCGCTGCAGCATTTCAGTATCACCAGTTGCCGCAGGCTCCTGGATCTGGTTTTCTTCAGACATGAATAACCCGCAGGGTCAGTTACGCTATTAGTTTAGTGAATTAACTGGAATGGAAATCATCAAGCACAATCCAGAAGGGATTGGCTCACGCGATATTCGATCTGCATTGTCCCGTGTGATTGACATCGATGAAGACGGCAACGAAACAAAGATGTTTGCCGCTGTTGGAAATTTGCACCTATCAAGAGTTGTCGCCATTGCTCGTGACGAGGATGGCGACATACTCCTGATCACTGATCACGCGCAAGCTGTCATGGAGCAGCTTGGAAGCTGGGATGACTTTCTTGCGGACTGATCAAGCCTTGCGGCGGCGACCGGTGCTTCGCTTGCTTTCCATCTTGCGGACCTTGGCTTGTGCTGCTTGATATGCCTTGACATTGGAGCGGATGTTCTTTGCGCCAGCGTCAGTGCGCTTGCCAAGTCCGCGAGTTGATGTTCGTCCGCCAGCTCGCATCTTGGCGCCCCTGGCTTGGCTAGTGGCTGCCTTGTACGCAGCTTTTGCCTTGCGGCCTTGTGCGACTTGATTCTTCATGCCGCCTTTGCTGGCAGCGCTTTTCTTGCCTTTCGACTTTCCGCCGCCGCCGCCGCCGCCGCCGCCGCCGGCAAAGCGCCCTCTGGAGTCACGTTTGTAGGTACGGGCCATTGGCTTTTATGAATTCATAATCGCATTCTAGCCGTGCTGATTATTTCTTTTTCTTCGCAGTCTTAGCCGCAGCCTTGAACGCAGCAGCAGTAGGCCTGCCGGCTTCACCCTTGCGTGCCATGCGCTCGTTACTGCCGGCCGCAATGCGCTTGCGCTTAGCGGCAATGTTGGCGTATAGGCCAGGCTTCTTAGCCATCACTTCTTACCCTTGCGTGACTTGCCGGCTTTTGCGAGCGCGATTGCCACCGCTTGTTTTTGCGGCTTGCCTTTTTTCATCTCGGTTTTGATGTTGGCTGATACTGCAGCCTGCGACTTGCCCCGCTTCAGCGGCATCGCGCCATTCCTCAATACCTGTTAACAGTGTAGAGCCGTCTGCCGTTGCCCAGCCCTTGTCGGTGTAAATAGCTGGCACCCATGCCTCGCCGTGCAGGGCTTCAACTGGATCAGAGCTAACAAAAAAGATGCCGCGATTCTCAAAATGCCGCAGGCTAGGCAGGTCCATATCGTGCACGAAGCTGATCCAAGGTTAGCTCTGAACCGTCATCACGAACTAGCTTGGCGATGGCATCAGTCGGGCCGTATTTGTCGGCAAGCCGGTTGAAATACGGCACCTTGTTGGCGCCCAATGCCTTGGCCTTGGTTTCAAGGTTCTGCTTTGCCAGCCACTGCCCGTAGGTTTGATCTGCCGGCACTTGGCCGCCTGCTGATGCACGCTTTGCTGGCGGTGGTGGCGTGAAACCTAGTTCGTCGTAGTCAATCACCGGCACTGTCGTGCTGCGGCAGTTGAAATGCTGCGGCGGAGTCGGACCCTTGCCGTATTCAAACTCGCGGCCATCCAATGCACGGCAAATGCTGCTGGTGCGGGTATCCAGTGTTGCCACATAGCGATACTTCTTAGTGATGTCTTGATTGGCTTCATATACTTGCTGACTAGCTGCATTGGCTACTTGGTTGATACTGGTGCGCACAAGGCTAACGATCTGATTGTCGGCAACTGCTGTTGCTTGGCCGCCTGCTGCAACTAGCTGCTTCACGGTTTTGGCTTCTTCGCCAAATTCAAGGTTTCCGATCAGCCGCTTGGCAATGGCTGGCGTCGGCTCACCAGTCAGCAAGCCTTGCCGCACGACTTGGCTAAACCGCTCAGCCTGATCAACGGCAATGCCGCGAAATGCTTTGGTGACCACTTCGCCATTGGGCAGTGTGATTGTGGCGCCTTTGGCAGCGGTGAGGCTGAACGTGCCGGTGCCAGCCTGCTGCGCTAGGGCTTCCGCGCCATAGACAGACTTGAACAAGTCGTCCGACAACGCCACCACATTGATCTGCGTTGGATCAGTGGTCACCACTGACTGCGCGAACTGCGGGCTGATCTCAACGGTGCGCACCGCATCACGTGCACCTGCTGGCAATGCACGCCGCAGTTGATCGGTCACAAACTCCGACTGCAGCTCTGCAATGCCTTGCAGCTCTAATGCTGTCAGCTCAGTTGCATCGCCTGCCCAGGTTGCCAGGCTGTCCTTCAACTGAGCAAGAATTGCACGCAGCCGTGCCGCTTTGACTGGTGCGGACAGCTCGTCAATCGTGCGCAGCTGATTGACCGCATCAATGATGATGTCGTTGTAAGCATTGATGACACGCCGCGCAACGCTATTGCTGTAGCGGTTGAGGTCTATTGCATTGCGGTAGAGCGCTTCTGGTGTGCTCATCGTTCAATGCCAAGATCTTCCGGTTGATAGCCGCTGCGGATGCTGACATTAGCGCCGCGGTTCAATGCAGTAGTGACCAATGCAGCGAATGCGTCGTAACCATTTTGCCCGTCTTCGTACAAGATCGTTTCGTCAATCTCATCTGGCCTGCCTTCCTTGTACCAGCTGATGCGCACGATGGCTAAGACCTGTTCCGGCAGAGCGCTGACGTGATAATCAAGCTCTTGCCTCCTCGGTTTCCTCGGTTCCATCCAGATCATCAGGTCCACTAAGCGGTCGGTCACCCAATCCAGCAGGTTGTAGATCAAGCCCCGCATTGGCCGTAGCTTCAAGCTCCTCATCCACGTTAAAGTCGTCGCCTAGTACATCGCCTTCGGCAAGCTCACGCAGTAAGGTTTCTTGCGTGATGGTGCCTGCGGTGTAAAGCTGCAGCAGCGCTTGAATCTCCTGCGGTTCAAGGCGTGTGCCAAGGAAGTCACGGTTGACGTAGCTGCTGCCAGGGGATGTGTTGTTGCCGATGTACTGCGCATGAAACTGCAGGCAGTTGTCGATCATGTCCTGCACATTCTGCGCAATCACCATCATGGTGCTGTCGCCTTGGCTGCGATCAATGCGCTTTGCCTCAGCAGTTTCAGCAGATAGCTTCTGGCCCAGTACTGCCGACAGACCTAGCTCATTGATCTGCAGTGCAAGCTGCTCAAGCCTGCGAAACTGATAATCAAAACTGCGGCCGGCTGGCTCGATATATTCAGCGCGGCCATCAGCAGGGAATGCGATCGCCTCGCCAGGCCCAGCGCTGACTTCCTCTGCTGCAGATGGGAAGCCATAAAACGCCAGCATCGGCACAGCGCTGATGTGAAGCTGGTTATCGAGATCGCTTTGGATTTGATAAGCCTTGAGGTTCAGCTCAGCGATATCCTCCAGCGGCGGCCGTGACTCCATAAAGCCATGGCGCTGCGCATAGGCAACTGAGAAAGGAATCTCAGAAAGGCTTGTGCGGCCCTCGTCGACAACCTTAAAGTCGCCGTTGTCTTGCTTCTGATGCAGTTGGAATTCACCTGGCGTCAGCACACGGATTTGCTCCACTGCCTTCTCGCCAAACTCACCATCAGGCACGGTGACCGTCTCGGCTAGTCGCAACTGCGTTAACACCTGCCGGCCTTCCTGCTGCTCAGCACGCCAACCAAGGATCTGCCGTGGCGTGTAGGTCACCCAGTAGGGTCTACCCCCATCAGCAGGTGCATCCACCAGTACACCAATGTGGCCATAACGGACCATCTTGCGGGTGGTTTCGTAGGTCCAGACGTTGAGGTCATTGCCTTGTAGGTCAACATCAAACAACTGTTCGCTGATCACATCTGCTGTGTCATCAAGCCGCACTGGTTTGCGCGTCAACATGCCAGCCAGCATCCGCTCTAGACGCTGATAGAACGGCGGGCAAACTGATCGCGCCAGTCGATTGTCATAGCTTTCATCTAACTCCCTTGGCTCCTGCGGCAGGTAACGCCGATGCTTGCGGCGCATCCCATAGGTGCCGCCCAGTAGATCCTCGATGAGAACCCAATGCGGCTCCATTGCATACCACGATGAGTTGGCATCCTGTACGCGAGTAACGCGGCGCTGCGCAATCGGCCGGTCGTAGTTGTTAAAGCCGGTGTACATTACAGCGCCGCAGTCATAGGTGCAGTTTAGGCAGCAATCAGCGTGATGCTATTGCGGCCAATCTTGATGTCAAACTCAGCGCCGGGCTCGTAACCCATCTCGCGCAGGTAGCCATCACCGATTTGCAGCTTGCCATTGAATTGCACCTTGGCCTTATAGGTCAGGCCGCGGCCACGCTTTGCTGTCTTGCTGCCTAGGTCAACGCCTTTGGCTTCCAGCAGCGCCTCATAGAACTGCGTGAATGCCACGCGATCCTTGATCACGTAGCCGCAAGCGCGCACCAGTTCGGACTTAGGCGCATTGCCCAGTTCTTTGACCTTAGCGAGTAGTTCGACGCCCTTGAGCATGGGTAGAGTTAATGGTTGGACTGATGGAGTGTAGCTCAATCAACGTCCGCTGCAACCATCAAGCCGCCCAGAAATACCGCAATGAAGAATAGGTAAACAGCAAGCGCCAGTAGTGGTCCGCCTAGCGCAAAGCCTGCGGCGGCAATGAAATGCACTGCCATGACCCCAATGAAAAACCAAATGACTAGCGCTGCGCTGCGGATGAAAGCTCTTAAAAATCTCATAGTGTTATTTGAACTCATCGCTTAACAAAAGTGCAATATCGACCAGTTTGCAAAAGTCCGCGACGCAGCAGGAGTGGCATACAGTTCTGTCGTTTTCAAGTTGCCATCCATCTGGCGGTCCTTTGTCTTGGCCGATAGGACCGCCGCAATCAGCGCAGATCACACCCATTGCTGGATCAGCAGATTTGCATCAGCGCGGAACGTGGCCGCCACTTCGCGGATCAGGTCACGGGTGATCTGGGTGTTGGCGCGGCGCAGGCTTATCAGTCGGTTGCTGGCGCGACCAAAAGCGGCATCGCGCTCAACACGGATCTCCTTGGTGATCTGCTGGCTGCTTTTGCCGGTGTTGCGCGCGGCGCAAGTGCGGCCGAAGTGGACCATCTCGCCGAGATCAGACTGCATCAGCACTGTGGCTTTCAGGTTGGTGCGCCCGCAGCAGTCGCAAGTGGTGATGCTGTCGTCGGTGCAGATTGCGGTGTAGCCCATGTCTCTTGGTTTGGAGTTCCCATACTGTACACCATTTGCAGCCCTTGGCAACCTTGCTCAGTAAATCCGCACGCCGGTCGTGCGCCCAGCACCTGCGTGCAATGGGTTGAATTCACGCCAGACCAGGTAGCCCAGTGCGTCATTCATGTGGTCATGGCCGGCATCCTTGTCCGGGTCGCCCTTGTCGGTGTAGCACTGCAGCTCTAAGCATTCGATCAGCCGCTTGCAGCGCTGGTGGATGGTGAGCCTGACCTGACCCTTGCCGTTTTCCAGCAAAGCCTGAACAGCAGCCACGCGATCACGGACGGGAGGATTTGCACGTGGCGACTGGTTTGACATGCCGTAGGACTCCAGGATCTGGATGTCGGTCTGGCTTGCGTTGGTGCTGCGGTTGCCGCCGCTGGCATCTGGGTAGATGTAGATGCGCCGCTGCGGGTAACGCGCTTGGATCTCTTGCGCCAATGCGTCGGTGTCATGAGCGCCGCTGATCTCATCAATCACTAGCAGGCTGCTGCCAGTGCGGATGCCGATCACGGCGGACATGTTGCCAACGTTGAAATCAACGCCAATGCGCAGCGGCTCGCGATCTAGGCCTGGCAGCTCAGCCACCACGTGCTTGTCGCGGCTGAAGCGGTCGTAGATGGTGCCAGTGGTGAGGTTGACGAACTCTCCATCCAAGTACGCCCGCAGCAGGTTTGGGTCGTAGTTGGCCTCTAGCCGCTCAATGAAGTCCGGCGGCAGGTGCGGGTTATCTGCTGACCGCATCTTGATGAGCTTGCGATCCGCACGCCCTTTGGCGTCCTCGCTGCCGAATGTGTTCCACATCCAGCGGAAACCCTCCGGCGTGGATGCAGCGCCAAACTGCCGCACGTTGCCGGAGCGCAAGCGGCCAAGGATCTTGGGGAATGCCTTGTTGGCGATAGATGGCGTCACTGTGTCAATCTCATCGGCCAGCACCCATGCAAGGTTCAAGCCGATGATGCGGCTCCAGTTCTCAAAACTGCGGCACAGAATCTTGGTATCACCGCCTGGGAGGTGCAGCATGTATTCAGGCAACGGGCTCGCCCTGAATGTGTAGGGGATCTCATACGCCTCCAAGAACTGCTCAAAGTCGTTCTGCCAGATGTCGCGGATCAGCGGGCCAGTCGGCTCCATCACTGCACCGATGAAGCCTTGATTGGCCGCGGCCAGCATCACCGCCTTAGCGCACAGCGCACGTGTTTTACCGGCGCCATAACCAGCTGAGATGCCAATGATCTGCGTGTCGCTGTCGTCTACAAACGCAAGCTGGCCAGGGTGCAGATCAGCGCGGATGCGTTGCAGCAGATCGCCCGTGTCCTCTTGCGTTGCAACATCCATAAACCCAAGCAAGCTGCCGGGTTGGCAGATGCCGGCGAGCAAGCTCATGACATCTCAAACCGCAACAGCTTGGCCTGATCTTCTAGCGCTTTGATTGCAATGCTGAGATTGCCTTTAGCGCGTGCTTCACGCTCATAATCCTGCAACCTTGCTAGTGCGGCTTGCAGCCATTGCGGACGCTCCAGCTCTGAGTCAAGGGCAATCAGCTTGCGCGCTTCCGCCATGTAATCGCGCACTTGGCGCTCGCTAACTCCCCACAGCTCGGAACCGTGTTGAACGATCTGATGGTGGCTGTGAGCACGCAGGATGAGGTCATAAACCACGTTGACGCGGTTCTGAATCTCATCCTTGGTGCTCTTCTTTGCCACGTATTAGTTGCGGACTTGCACAGGCATTACCAGATAAGTTACACCGTCCACGCCACTAGGTGTCAACACGACGGGTGTGGTTGCCGTATTGGCGTGCAGCGTGATGGCTTCTGCGGGCTTGAACGCCTTGATGCCATCTAGCAGGTAGTGGACGTTAAACGCCCACGCGCCATTGGCGGTGCCTTCCACCTTGAGCAACTCCTTGCCATTGTTGGCATCGGCTTCAGCAGTGATGGCGATGGTGCCACCTGCGGCTTCCAGCTTCACCACGGAGTTGTGCGCATCGGCAATGATGGCGACACGCTCCAGTGCACGGGTCAGACGGCGGCGGTCGGCGGTGATGGTGCTTTTGAACTCAGCGGGTACCAGCTTGGCCACGTCTGGGTAAGTGCCATCCATGATGCGGCTGTAGATGGTGATGCCGTCACCTGCGTCAATCACGGCTTGCCCTTTGGCAACGGCGATGGTCACCACGCGATCCTGCAGCAGGCGCATGGTGCTGGCGGGCAGCACGAGGTCTAGGCCATCTGGCAGATCAATGGCATAACGCATCAAGCGATGCCCGTCAGTGGCCTCCATGTGGCCGCTGCCGAGGTGAATGCCTTGGAGCATCTGCTTGCTGGCGTCGGTGCTGGCAGCTGCCATGCAGGCACGGATTCCAGCGGATAGGTGCAGCTCGCTCGTAGCAGCGTCCACAACCGGCAGCGCGGGGTAATCCGCCGCATCAGCCGCTGCAAGCCCGTAGGAGCCCGCAGAAGCGGTCAGAGCGCCATCTGCAAGGGTCAGAGCCTCATCGCCGTCAAAGCGGCTCACAAGGCCAGCCAGCAGCCGATACGGCAGCGCTACAGCGCCATCGGTGTCCACTGCGGCTGGAATGGTGACGGTAATGCCGAGGTCAAGGTTGAAGCCGGTGACGGTCATGGCGCCACCAGCGGCTTGGATCAGGCAGCAATCAAGGATCGGATGGCTGCTGCGATGACCAACGGCTGGCGCGATGGTGCGCAGCGCGTGATCGAGATCAGCTTGGCAGGTGACGGCTTTCATTTGACGGTGGCGGCAGTGACGAGGCTGGTGATGATGCGTTCGTAATCAGCGGCGAAGCTATCCACAAGCTCCATGGGTAGCGGTACGCCGTCATCAATGGCGTTGTCGGCAATGGCTGCGGCGTACGCCACTGCCTGGGTCATGGTCTCATGCAGCCGATTGATCACCGGTTGCTGCTTGGCTGGAATGTGAATGAGCGATGACATATGCAACGAGAGTTTCAACGTGTCGGCGGTTCAGGTCACCACGCATGAAGGCGCAGGCGTCCGCCACCAGCGCATGGTACGCCGCCGTGGTCAATCCTGCAACACCCCCACCGCTCAAAGCACGCTGCCGGATCAGATGCGCGCGCGGCATCCCATGCGCTGCTGCTTCAGCGTTCAACCGCGCCAGGTCATCAGCGGTGACATTGATCTTGATTTCGGGCATTCAGTGGTTCCAATCGAGGCGGAGCATAGGCAAAAAGCGGCGTCCTAACGCAGTTTGCGGGGTTCGGACGGTGAGACGCCTTGCGACCACTGGGCTTGTCCTACCGTCCTACCGTCCTAACCTCTTAATAAAATGGGATAAAGAGGGGGAGGGGGAGGGGGATTAGGAAACTCTTAAACCCTATGTAGGACCAGACGGGGATAGGACGGCTCAAAACCTAGTCACTGCAATGGATCTCGCCGTCCGCACCCACTTAGGACGGGGCGTAGTGCCAACGTCTCTTGCCTGTCGCCTCTCGTTTGCGGACCAACCCGAGATCCTTGAGAATCGCGGCCACCTGCATCTGATCCGATCGGTTCTGGCGCTCCAGTGGTTTTTTGATTCCGTGAGTAAGAACGTCCTCAATCGTGAGCACATCACTAGAACGCCTGCGGGCAAGGTATTCCTCAATGGCACTACGCCATGGCGAGTCAATCACGTAGTTATCATTCTCTTCGGTCACCTTGACTTCCATCTCAACAGGTAGCCGGTTGGTCTCACCTGCCCTGTAGGCATGTACAACAGCGGACCAAATCGCATCGCGTTCAAGCATTAGCGAAGCGGTATCAATCTGGTCCTGCTGTGTCTTAGTGGTCGGGATGACCCAGAAGCGGCGGTTGCCGGTTTCATCCACCAGAAACCCAGTGGTTTTGTTAGTTGTGCCAACGATGATGCCACGCCTTGGGAATGACTCAACTTCCTTGCCATAGGGCACGCGCATTAGATCAATAGCCTGCGAAAGAAAGGCTTTTACCTGTCCGGCATGACGCCTACCTGTG